CCAAGCGATAGTAAAACCAAAAAATATAAAGCAGTATTCACTTATAATGATGGAAAAACGAAAACAACGCAATTCGGTGCAAAAGGATATAGTGATTATTTATCCCATAAAGATAAAGAAAGACGGAAACGATACAGAGATAGACATAAGAAAGATTTAAAAACAGGAGACCCCACACGTGCTGGATATTTATCATATTATATATTATGGGGAGATAGTACATCATTACAAACAAATATCAAGAGTTATAAAAAAAGATTCAATTACAAATAAATATAACATCTAAAATTATACATGGTTACTGATTTACAAATAGAATGGGGTGGATTAGTATGTTGTATGATTTATATATTAATCTGGATTAAGTTATGGATAATATTTCAGTAGTAATTTTAAGATAAATATGTGAAAATAAAATATAGTATATATTATACATGGAACATATTACTGAATTAACATCTGCTGAAGAATTATTGCAAATATATAAAAGACAATATGAAATATTATTGGCTCTAATTAATTATAAAAAAGATAATGAGTGGAAACTTGAAGAAGCAGAACAACTTCTTGGAACCATGGATTATAGATGGAATGGAAATAACTGGACAGATCAAGAATAATATCTATGTTTTTATTTATTAATTTATTTTTTTTAATAATTTTATATATACTATAATATAAAATAATGTCTGTTCCCAATCTTATCCGTCTCCAAGATATTCCCGATGATTATGGTCAGCACGTCGAAACCGACTTGCTGGAAACTTCCACTTTCCAAGAAGCAACAGCAACACAGACGGGTTATGCGTCTTTCAATCTTCCCCAGAAAGGTTTCCTTCATTCTAAATCTAAACTATTTTTAAGTTTAGTTCCAGATGTTGGTAAGGCTCGTTCTTTCTTACCACAGAATATTGGTATTGCGTCTCTTGTTCAACGGGCTGTTCTTCGTGTCCGTAAATCTGGACAAGTTATTAATGATATATCTGATTTCGGTAATTTCCACAGTATTAAATCAACCATGGTTTCCAATGAAGTTAATAAAGAACGAAATCAATATGTTGATGGTCGTACAGTTAATCACGCTTTCCGTCATATTCGTTGGACTGGTGCTGCTATTGAAAACACGGGAGATGAAAGTTTCGGTTATGGGTTAGATAATGGTCGTGAATATGGTGCTGATCCAGACAACCCCGCTCGTGAAGGTCAGAATCTTAATCAACATGAGTTCGCTAATATGGAAGGCGGACAACCACAAGAATCTCCAACTTATTCTCTAACCCTTGATAGTTTATTCCCTTTCCTTAAAACGCAATCTTTACCCCTTTATGTAATTGACCAAGGTCTAACTATAGAACTCTATTGGTCTAAAACTGCATTAGATCGTGTTTCTGTTGGTGCAGGAACTACCACTGGTGGTCTTTATGTGATTGATAAAAATGAATTAAAGTTCGCAGCCGATTATATCACGTATGTTCAGGACGACGCAATGAATCGGTGGAGACAAGCCAATCCTGTTGTGGAAATGACTTTCCCAGATTATCGTCTTGCGAAATCAACTGTTACACAGGCAGAATTAGAATCTGGAATTGTTCGGTCGCTTGGTATGAATAATCGTATGGTTTCTCGTGCTTTAACTATTGTATCCAAGGAAGATGCTGCTTCAAGTATAGATTCTGATCTTGGTATTGTTAATAAATACAATATGATTTCTCCCGAAGCTGCTACGGTGAATATTGTTACGGGTGCTAGAACTGGTGATGTGAAATACAATCTTAAATATAAATCTCGGTTCGAGTTCTCGCAGAGTTTAGAAAATAAAGCAGAGATATTCACTGAACTCACTAAATCAGAAGGATTACCTTTCGTTACTCGTCAGGAATATTCCAATGAAGGTGGTGGGATTTTACCCAACACCAAGTTCGAGAATAAAGTTCAGACAACTAATCTCATTGGTCGTTTCTTCATTATGGGAACTCAACTCACCAATGGTCGTGTAGAATCTGATGGTGTTGAACTTCATTTATCTGGTGAGTTCGCCGCTGGTACATACCAAGTAAGGACTTACCTTGAATATGGTCGTTCGGCTCGTATTGAAGATGGTGAAGTAGAAGTCAGCAATCTGTAATGATTAGATTTTAAAAATAAAATATTTTTTATATTATAATGAAAGAATATATCGAAGGAGATATTCACAATGTTATAAAAACAATGGAAGATAATTCCATTGATTTTATTTATACTGATCCACCTTTCGGAACAACCAGAGCATCATGGGATAATGGTTTAAATTGGTCTGAATTATTTCCAGAAATGTGGAGAGTTTTAAAACCAACAGGAATAATATGTTTATATGCAAGTATTCCTTTTACTTATGAATTGTTAAAATATGAAAAACCGAAATATCATTATTCATGGAAAAAAAATAATTCAACTGGATTTTTTCAAGCTAAAAATCAACCCTTGCGAAACATAGAAGAAATATTTATTTATTATAAAAAAAAAGGAACATATAATCCACAGATGATGGGTGATAAGTTCGTAAAAAAAAGAAATGTTAAATATGGTGGTAAAAATGGTTACTGGGGCGAAGATGGAATCAATAAACATAATGAATATAATAAAGAAGAAGGACATACTGGAACATATCCAACAACTTTTAAAGAATGGAAAATAAGAAAAGATAAAACAGGTATTACCCGTGATGATGAACAGATTGATTATTTTATAAAAACATATAGTAATGAAAATGATACAATATTAGATATGACTTGTCATAATCATTATGTGGGTGATAGATGTGAAGCCTTACATAGAAATTATATTGGAGTTGATTTACATCTTTAAGATCTGAATATCTTGTTTATATCTAAAATTATTCCATTTTTTATCTTTCGTTCTCCCAGTTTTAATATTAGAAATCATATCTAATGTTAATCCCAAGTCATCTGCAATTTCTTGTAAGGAATGATAATTCCCTTCATGAATAACATTATCCAATTGTACAATTTTACAATTATAAATAACTTTTTTAGATTTCATAGTTGTTATATACTTACATAGAAAAATATTTAAGTATTTTAACTTATCTTTTATTCCGAATATCAGTTCTGATATTTTATGAAACATTCTTGGAATATACATTCTTATCTTATATGATTATTTTATTTTCTGACAACTTTTTATTTTTACAATTGAATTAATATTTCAGTTCTGATATTTTAAATAATGCGTATTTTTACTTAAAAAAAAATCTATGTATAAATTATAAATGGCTGAATTAAATATTGAGAATAGTTATATGAATGTTAATGAGTTTTTCGATACAATTGAACAAGAACATGATGGAAATAAATTATACAGATTCATTAATGTAAGTCTTAAAGAAGGTAAAAAAGTTCCTTTCGGTGAAAAAAACAATTTAACACAAGAAGAATTAAATGGAACATCAAGGGGAAATGGAAACACATTAAGTTTATATGTGAAACATATCCAAGATTTATATGTGGTTGATTTTGATACGAAAATTATTGATGATTGCAAGTTTTATGATATATTAAATGATGATTGTGTAGCCCACACTGAAACCACGAAAGGATCACATTATTATATTAAAATCATTGGTATTCCAGTATATACCAATCAACAGAAAGTATACATAGATGAAAATGTTGAAATGGATTTAATTAAGAAAAATAATATATGGGAAACACGAACACGCATGGTTAATGGTACAATTAAATCATATAAATGGGATAGTATTAAACAATATTTTAATGTAGAAAAAATGGGAATCCAAGGTTCTATTTCTCCACCAGTATCACCACCATCATCTGATAATAATGATGATGAACCAGAAGGTTGGGCTGAAATTGATGATCATACCCCTTTACCGAAATGTTCTCTAGATGATTTTAAAAAACATTTATCATCTATTAAACCGAGATACGACTATGATAGTTGGGTTAAAATTGGTATGATTTGTTATAACAATTTTGATGGTGATGTGAATGGATTGAAAATATGGAATGATTATTCGAAAGAAGATGAAGAGAATTATGAAGGTAAAAAAGCATTGAAAAAGAAATACCTTACATTCAATGGTAATGGAAATAAATTATCATACAAGCAATTCATTCGTTGGAACATCATTGATTATCCACCGAAAAATAAATATGAAGGTTGGTATAAAACTAATTCTTTGATTGAAAATATGAATGAAGAATGTATGTATTACACGAATACAGGAGATATTTTATATTTTAGTAATAACAATTTTATTCGTAATAAAACTGCAATCGCTAAACAATATTATAAAAAGTTTTCATTTGAAATACCCTGTGAAGAAAAAACTAAAATAGTGAATCCATTTGATTTATGGTTAGATAGTATCGATAGAAAAGATGTTGATAAAATTGTATTCAATCCGAAAAACACATGTAAATCTAATGAGTTTAATATATGGAAAGGATTTAAAATAAAACCCACTGGACAAGGAGATGAAACTAAAATACAGAAATGGTTAAATCATATCAGACATATATGGGCTTGTGATGATGAAGATACATACAATTATATCTTAAATTGGTTCGCAAGGATATTACAACAACCATGGAAAAAGAATAACATTTGTTTAGTACTACATTCTATTGAAGGGGTTGGGAAATCATTTGTCTTGGATATGATTGGAGAAATAATTGGTGATGAATATTATTATTCGACAAGTTCTCTGAAACACATTCTTGGTGAGTTTAATGGAGACGCAGAAGGAAAGATATTGGTTAATCTCAATGAAACCAATTGGGGTGGAGATAAAAAGATGGTTGGATCATTCAAGGAGTTTATCACAGATAGTAGCATTGTGATTAATAAAAAAGGTATTCAATCATATAAGATTAATAATTTTGCGAATAGCATTATTACCACCAATGAAGAATGGATTGTAAACATAAATGATAATGATAGACGATTTAATCTTCGTGAATGTAACAACATTAAATATGATCCATCGTACTATAAAGAAATTGCGAAAACTGATTTACAAGAAATAGCCAACTATTTATATACAAGGGATATATCATCTTATGATAGTCGTGTATTTGTTAAATCTGAACTGCATAAAGAACAAGTAGAAAAAAATATGGATAGTGTTGAAATATTCTGGAAAAGTATCCTTGAAGGTAATATCAACTATGATTGGGATTACCATGAAATTGAATGGAGTAGTAAAAGTTCCTTATATGAATTATATTGTGAAAGCATTACAGCCACACATGAAATAAAACATAATCAGATTCAATTTTGGAAAACAATCCGAAAGATATGTTCGTGTATCATTTTTAAAGAAGGTAAAATTGATGGTTCAAGGGTAAGAAAATATAGAGTTCCAACCATAGAAAAAGCAATTGAAAGTTATGAAATGAAAGATTATCACCCGATCACGAAATCACCATAACACAAGAAACTCACATTAAAATCGCCGAACTTATATATACAATTTTATGAGAGAACTTTTTGATTAAAGTTAGATATTTAATTGTGTCTATTGTGTCTATTGTGTCAATACTATATTTTTAATAATAATAATAATAATAATAATAATAATAAGACGGGTTATGGTCTTAAAAATATTTATAATCAATATTTCTTCTTTTTGTTTTTTGACACAAGTGAATTATTTTTTTTCATTTCACCTGTGTCTTTTTTTTTCACCTGTGTTTTTTTCGTAGAAACTTCGAATATATCTTTCAATTTGTAATTATTTCTTGTTTTGGCTGGTATTTTTACGACATCATCACTTTCATATAAATTATCCATTTATATTAGAAATAGATAATTTTAAGAATAATGTTATTTTTAATATTTTTTTATCAACATTAATTATTATAAATCATATAATATAAAATGTCGTTAATATTACTCTCCAATGATCCAAGTGAAGCAGCGGGAGTTGTTGGTTCTAAACAGAATATTTATAAACCTTGGTCTTTCCGTAATAGTTTAACAGAAACGATTACAATTCCCAAGGATTCAGAAGTGGCTTTAACATCATGTAAAATCGCATTAGATGGTCAGATTAACATTTCTCCTGATGCGAGAGTATTTTACATATATACTGGTGAAGTTCTTTCGGGAAATATGAGTAATATGAGAAATACATCTACATCTATTCCTGTGCGTTGTGAAATATTCCCTGGGGCAACGGAAACTGTACAGACGAATATCGACGGATTAGCCCGAGAATTAAGTCGTGTGTTACGGAGAAATATCATGCACCCCGCATTTGTTCAAGAACTTGAAAGTTTAGATGCAGAAACCCGAGTGGAAGTATTACGAAACGCAGAAGGAGATTTCATTGGTTATACATTTACAATTGAACATTTAACTGATAAACAAGTGGCGGATTCTAAACAATTAACAAGCAGAGACCCCGAAGATGGTGTAACGAAAACAACATTGATACAGAATCGTTGTGCGAAAGATTGGTTTAATCAAGGTTTTAGAGACGACCCCACGAAACGAAAATATGATGTTGAACTACAAGGTAATAATATTCGTTTAACGCCGAAGGTTAATCCGAAACCAACAAGTAGTGGAACATTTACTATGCCATTGGTTACTACATTTTTTCATGTAGCCAATAATAAACCCATAGCGAATGCGGAAGGTATAGTTGAGTTTGACCTTACCAATGTTATGACTAATTCCCGACCGACCCCTGGTGTAGATGATAAAAATATTCCTTGGATTGTTGGATTATCTCGTTGTTGTGAAACGGGTCAGTTACGAACTCCTGGAAGACCGGGACCGCCATTTTTTCAGTGGGATCAGTCATTGCTTGATGAACCCCCAACAGCAATAAATGAGATGTTAAGGGGTTTCTGTGATTATGCCGTAGTGAATGATGGTAAACTATTAAGATTGATGAATACTAATTGTTGGGGTGGAGCTCCGCTTCGTGATGGTCGTAATGGTAATTTACAATCATTTCGCTGGCAAGAAGTTGATTATACAGAAGGCGGGACGAATGCTAATTTCCCAGCTCTTTATGACACAAGCACCAATCTGGCTGATATAAATAAGATACAATTTGTATTAAGTGGTAATGAAGTGGGTATTGTACTTGTTAGAATTGATGGATCAACCGTTGATTTTTGGAAATATAGTACGAATAGAATTACTGCTGGAACTCCACGATTAATTCATGAACAATGTAAGCCACTTGATATAAGTTGTCAAGATTTACAACCTGTTATGGGTATATATAATCGCGGGTGGGATAAAATTGTTGATGGAACATTTGCACCGACTGATTATCATATAGAATTATCTAAACACGATTCATTTGAAAGTGTTTCTGACTATACCATGAGTTTAGCAGAATATGAAGCAACTGATACTTTAAGAATGGCTTACTATAATCACTTTCTACAATCAGATCAACTACGATTTCGTGGTGCTATGGCTGAATTAAATCTACGAAACACCAATACACAACCAGAACCAATAAAATATGGATACTACGATACAACATCAGATGGTTTCAACGGTTGTCTCCAACCAGTTTTAATCACAACGCCAAGTAGTAAATACACAACAACAACACAAGCCAATTCAATGAGATTATTTGGTATGGTTGGATTGAGTGGTGTCGCAAGTGGAGAACCACCTTGGATAGATGATGGAGTAAGTGGTGATGATAGATATGTTAAACGGTTATTATCTTCGGAAACACCACTCACTTTATCCACTAAATCCATATTTGTAAGATTAGAAAACTTCGCACAGACATCTGTGAATGCTGGTAATGGTAATAAATCAAGTATCATTGCTCACTTACCAAGGTTCGATGGACAGAATCAGACGGGACGATTATTCTTTGAACCGAAAAATCTCATGTATTTAGATCTTAAAAATGTCTCCGACTTGAAAGTGAATAGTTTTGATATATCATTTGTATATGCTGATGAATCATACTGCACATCATTAGTGGGGACTAGTAATGTTGTTCTCCATATACGTCCCAAGAAATCCGACTAATTATAGAATATAATTTTTACATTTTTTACAATTTTTTACTATTTTTTTTTAAATCTTTTCTATAATATACAATGGATAATAGTAAGTTGCCGAGTATTTTACATTATAAAGTGGAAAAAAAAGAGAAGGTAATTATAGAAAATGATAAGCCCAATATTACGGAAACAATAACAGAATTAGAAGATGTACCAGAACCAGAACCAGAACCAGAACCCGTATCTACATCGGAACAATTGGGTCTTAAAGTCGTAAAGAGACCGAAAATAAAACCAGAAAAGATATTTGAAGAACCACCACCGAAAAAGAAATCAAGGAAACAGATTAAATATGTAGATGTAAGCAGTAGTGAAGAAGAAGATGTTAATAAAGAAACAGGAGAAGAAAATCCCAATTTTGTATATGAAGAAGAAGAAGAAGATATATCAGAACTGAAATCTGATAATAATCCAGAAATAAAAAATTATGAACCAGATGAAAAAAAAGATATACAAGAAAATGTTATTGTGGAAGAACCAACTGAAATATCAGAAGTGAAATCTAAACCGAAAAAGAAAGGACGGAAACCAATGACCGCAGAACATAAGGAGAAATTGCGTGTATCATTAGCACTTGCTAGAGAAAAGAAGCAGAAAAATATAGCAGAGAAAAAGAAACTTGGATATAAGACAACGAACGATATTAAAAAGGAACGAGAAGAAAAATTAAAGAAAGAAAAAGAAAAGATAAGTATTCAGCAACAACATGAAGCAGAATTAAAAAAATTAAAAGATGAATTGGAAGAAGAGAAGAGAAAAACGCAACTTGTAAAAGAAGATAAACAGAACTTTATTACGAAAGAAGATTTGCAGAAATCACAATTAAATACATTGGCTACATTTGAGATGATGCGAAAGGAGAGAAAGGAAGAGAAAAAGAAACAGAAACAGATTGAAGAGTATAATGAATCTGTGAAAGAAACTATCAAGAAAATAAATACTCCATCATATATGAGAAAGGCTGGTAAATATAAAAACTATTTGGATTTTTAAAATAATATAATATGTATATATATAATAATGGATAAGAAATCTATGAAAGTTCCCCAGATATTAAAAGTCAAGGATATAGATCCAGATAAAAGATTTGAACACATTCACCCCAACTTACCCCAATTACCATGTCTCGCATTATTAATTGGTTCAGTTCGCAGTGGTAAATCTAATCTACTATGTAATTTCTTTATGAATGATGCTATGTATAAAGGTCTATTCGATACAGTTACATTTATAAGCACAACTCTGCACACAGATAATAAAGGTGTCCTTTTATCTAAATATTTTGATTGTTATGACCATTATGATGACCAGATTATTCATGGTATTATGAAAGAACAATCACAATATGATAGAGCCGATAGACCATCATACGCATTAGTTGTTGATGATTGTTTAACCCAAGATTTCTCTAAATCTAATGCTGTATCATTCTTTTCTACAAGATTTAGACATTACATAGATTTCTATTGTATATCTACCCAATCATTCCGTGCGGTTAGTGGTATGATTAGAAATAATGCGAATAGTATATTTATATGTCGTCAGCAGAATAAAGTTGAACTTGATAAAATTGCGGAAGAATATAGTGGTATGGTTGGTGGATATGATAATTTCATGAAATGGTATAAAACAATTCATAAAGATAAATATCAGATTATGTACCTTGATCTTCAATCGAACCCCGCTCGTATCTTACATAACTTTGAGAAAGTTGTATGGGAAGGTGATGATGAAGAACATTTGGACGATTAAATATAATTTTTTATGTAATTTATTTTTTAATGTTATTGATAGTATAAAATGGACTTATATCAACAACCCGATATTCGTGCGAAGGCAATTGCACATCAGAGAGATAATGAAGTAGAAGAATATAATGAACAACTTGAATTAGTTAGACAACAGATTATAACCCAAGCACAACAGAAGAAATTACGAGCATCAACCGAAGCCCAGAGAGATGAAGCGGAGAAATCTGGACTTGGTGCTTTCACATTGAAAGGATCTATAAAAGATATTAAAGATTTTGCGAAAGAAGGAAAGACGAAATCAGTAGCGGAACAACTTACAGAAAGTTTTAAAAATATTAAAAGCGATGGTGGTGTTGCGGGAGCAACTAGTAAAGCAGAAGAATTAATGAGTGAAGAAAAAATTAATCCATTCGGTAGAACAGTTGGAGAATTAGAAGAAGGTGGTATATATAAACCACCCGAAGCAAGTGTTGGGAGACCTGGTGCGATTGGATCTCTATTAGAAAAAGCAGGTGGGAAAGAAGCAGCAGAGAAATTGTTAGAAAAGAAAGGACTTAAATACGCAGCGGAAGTGGGTAGTAAAGCAGCATCACACATGGGGCCGCTAATGAATATTGGTATGGGTATATATGATGGTGTAGAAGCATTACAAGGGGATAATTGGGAAAAGATGAACGACGATGAAAGATTAGAAACTGGATTACAGATTGGTGCGGGTGTATCTGATGCTCTTGGAGTTGTATTTCCACCCTTATTTGTTCTCGGTGCTGGATTGTCGGCTGCGAGTTCTGTAGCGGGTGTTCTTGGAGAAGAAGATAAAGAAGAAGAACAAGTTAAAAAAGGTGGAACAATAGATCAAGAAACCAAGGAAGAACTCGAACCATTGAAAGATATTGAAACCCCAGATTATAAAGCGGTTGAAGTAACATCAAGGGGTGTGGGATAATACTTAAAAAAAAATCTATGCTATATATAAATAATGGAAATGTCTGATGAAAAGATAAAGAATATGGTTGATAGATATATGAGTAATCTTGAAAAGAAAAAAGAATTATATCATTCTGTACATAAACATGATGAAGAGTTTATGCAGAGAAATCGTGAGAGAGCCAATAAACATTTTCAGATGAATAAGGATAAAAAGAAACAATATTATCAAGATAATATCGAAAGTAAGAAATTAAACAATTTGTATTATTATTACAAGAAGAAGGATAAAATGGATTTATTTAAATCTAAACACCCAGAGAAATATGATAAATTAGTTAAGATGGGAAAGATTAAGAATAATGTTCAATGATTAATTGTTTAAGATCATCAATTGATTCACATGATTCAATTGCTTTATGTTTAATAGCATCGAAAACACTATAATGTTCTGACCATAAATCGTATTTCTCCATATCTTTATCGTCGAATAAATCACGGATTAGTTCATCGGCATCAATTACACTATCGGCAATTTTATGCTTCCAGTGGTCATATAGTAAAGAATGACAACAGAAAAAGTTTTCATTAATACTACTTTTTAATTCAACGGGTTGGGGTTCGGGTTCTGGTTCAGAAACAACTTCTGGTTCAATATGTTCTTCACTCATTTATATCTTTATCACATATTTTATTTTTAATAAAAAATTAAAAGAATAAAATTATGGACTAATTTCTTCATTTGTGGTTGGTGTATCTAATGTTTCATCTTCTGTTATGGGTAGTGATAATTCACTCTCTAATTTTACGCCTTTCATAGTTTCCCGACTATGAATGACGCATTTATCTAATCCGTTACATATAGCTGGTTTAGATACTTTATATTTCTTAAATCTTTTTTTAAAAATCGCAATTACATCATCATCTATCATTGGTGATTGTTCAATTAATCTATCATATTCAGCCCGACATATTGCTAGAAAATCGGAACATTTACTCCTGTGTTTATTTTTATCAAGTGCTAATTCTATAGATATATTCCTTCCAAGTTTAGACCATGATACTCCTGCGTTTCTATGACTTTCCATTAATTCAGCAACTTTTAAGAAGTTTTGTAAAGTTGATAAAATACCAGCGAATATGTTTACACCCCCAACAATTGCAGAAGCCATAGATTTATTTTCTTCATTTATAAAACTATCCATACCGACATTCGCAGCCCCAGTTAAAGTTGATAAAATTATCACTGGTATGGAAAACATATAATATCGTGTTTTATACTTTTTTTCACATCTATTATGTAACCATCTAAAACACGATGCTTTTTCCGACCATTCAGCCAATAAATCTTCTGTTTCATGAGACCAACAATTAAGTTTATTTATATCATCAGTCATTATTATATATGTATGATTTTTTTTTATTTTTATTTTTTAAGAATAATTATATAACATATAATATAAAATGAGTTACTGGTCAAGCGATAATGTTGTTCATATTGGTGAAAAAGATCTTGAAATCCCAGCGGAAAGGGGACTTTCTTATACGGTGGGTGCTACATCGCAGAAAGTAACCTTTAACATTCCCCAGAGCGTTGGTTTTCTTGATGGTAAATCATCATATCTTTCTTGGGAGATGAAGATTCGTTGTGCAGAAACATTAAAAACTCGTCTTCAATTAGACCCCGCAGGTTGTGGTATGTGTGTGCAGAATTATCGCCTGATGAATAATGGTGTAGTTCTGGAAGAAATAAATGATTGTAATCAATTAGTAGCATTAAGACATGATTATGATAGAGACCAATCACTACTTAAATCTCGTGCTTTAATGGAAGGTGGTACAACTCATAGTTTCCATAATGCGGGAACACAGGGAAGCACCCAGACAGATATGGCTAATCTTTCAGAAAATCCTTGGTTCAAGAAACCAGCAGATGCTCAACCTGTTGCTGATTATGATCAAGCAACTGATGGATTAACTGTTAAATGTTGTGTGCCGATGCCTTATAGTGGTATTTTTTCGGGTGGTGCTTTCCCAGTTATGTTACTTGAAAATGGTTTACAATTAGAAATTGATTTAATGCCTGCCCCCCGAATTATTCGTCAGTTAGATTCTGTAGTTCAGATGCGTCGCCGAACTCTCAATCCCCAAGTTCGTGGTAGAGATGCGGCGGGAAATAATTTCCCCGTTGCTGCTGGTGGGACTGCGGCACCTTACACAGAGATATTTTTAAAGAATGTAAATAGTCAGTGGTCAATTGATCGTTGTCCGTTTGTTCGGGGAGAACGCATCGGTCTAGTAGAAACTGATGATGCTGTTGCTAATCATGCTCCTTTAACTAATCAAGCGGGTGCTGAAATTGATATTGTTATTGAAGATATTGAAATGGACGCTGGATATGTGAAACTAACAGTCAATCAGTTCTTCAATAATGGTGATGGTGCTGGTGGTAATCCCACTGGTAGAGACATTGATGACACTTTCTGTGTGGTAAGTTTATCCTGTGCCGACACCGATAATTATAAAGTAGAATATCAAGTTGATAAAATGACTATGGTTGTTCATCAACTTGAATTAGAACGGGAACAAGTTCAGAGTATGTTAAGTGAAGCCCGTGATGGTTCTTCCATTGAGTTTGATATAATGTCTTATACTAATTACAAGAACTCACAATTAGCAACTGAAAGGCAGAGTTCTTTCTTAATCAATGCGAAAAATGAACGTGCTAAATCTTGCATTGTAATTCCAACAGACAGCACGGTATATCGTCCTGGTCAGATGATTTCAAGTCAATCAACTTACACAGTAACATTTGACGTTGTGGATACAACACTTCAATCGGCTCGTCCTGGGATAAGTGGTTGTTGTGATGAACTCTCGGAATACCAATTCCAAGTATCTGGAATCAATGTCCCAAGTCGTCCAGTATCTACTAGAAAAATGGCTACAATGAAATCCATTGATGCTTTTGCAATCTCGGAGACAGAGAAGGGATTACATAATGGCGGTATAGTTCCCCGTTCGTTCTCGAAGTATCTGGAAAACTTCGTAATATGTAGAAGTTTTGGAACAATGAAAGGATCACAAGATTTACGGAACGAAGATTTAACATTACAATTAAGATATTCCGAAGGTGTTGCTCCACAGAAAAATAAATTATTTTCTACATTTGTCGCACATGTTCGTCGTGTAAGAATTAAGAATGGATTTGTAGAAGTAGATATATAAATAAAAAGTTTTTTTAATATAGATTTTTTTAATGTTTAACATATTATAAAATATGTCAATGAAATCTCGCTACATCTCCGTTCGTCCGAACAATGTTAATTCTGATAGTACCATTAGTTTTAAGGCTGGTTTCCCAGTATTAAGTTTTACCATTCCAGCACAGAATGGTCGTCTTGATCCAAGAAGTGTAAGAATTAATGGTAATCTTGAAGTATTCAAGAACTCACTTGGAGATGCTACATCTCCCGTATATAATGATGACGCAGGAGCGAACCAAGTTAATATGGATAATCGCCTTGGTATTTATGCTGTAATTGATGAACTATTAATTCGTCATGATAAATCTAAACAAGTATGTGAAAGTATTTCCAACTATAACAGATATATGCAGACATACCTTGGAATTACCAGTTCCCAGAATGATCTTATGGGACATATGAACCAAGCAGCACTTATTCAGCCCAATAGTCGTGCTATGTTTGAGAATGTAGTCGCCAATGGTCTGGCTGGTGGTGGAACTACTATTCCGAAATCATTCAGTATATATACTCCTTGTGGTTTCCTTATGGGTATGGAAGGTTACTTGAACCTTATGGAATCAAGTTTTGGTGCTTTGACTATTGAAATCCGATTGTCTCCCGATAGTAATGCTTTATTCGGAACAACGGGAAATCTGGCTAATATTTCGAATGCTTTCTATCAACTTTCTAAACTATCTCTAACTGCACAGGTGTATGATATTGAACCAGAAGAAATGGACGTTCTTCGTAGTCAGACTACGGGAGCATTAAGTTTCAACACGATTTCATCTCTCTACACGACTATCAATACGAATAGTGCTATGTTACAATTTAACACGGGTCTCCGCAATCTCCAATCGGTATTCATGAACTTCTGTCCAGCATCTCATATCAATACACTACAACAGAATGGTCTGGCTACAACTTATCCATCACAGAGTAATGCTGATTTAGATTTATGTGTTCTTAAAACTGTACAATTCCTTAAAGGTGGTTCGAATTATCCCGCACAATTTACATTCAATTCTAACTCACAGATTGCTGGTAATTCCACCACGGCAGCGGGAATATTCACCGTTGGTGATCCACAATTAGCCAAGATGCTTGTAGATGCAGTTATTCCAGAAAGACAACTTAACAGAACTTCCATTACTCCAATTAATTATGGTCGGAATTATGATATGGTTACGGGTGGGGGAACAGTTGGTTCTTATAAGCGTGTCCCAGATGGTGGTGCTTTATTTGGTCTTGGTATTCGTATGTCGCAATTCAATAAAGGTGAAGATTTCTCGTCCGAGCAGTTTGGTTGTGCGATTGAAAGTGATTTATCTACAGACAATCCGATTGCTGTGTTCTTGTACTTCAAGGCGAAGGCTGAACTAGTATGGAATGAAAGCGGTGTAAATCTCATTCAGTAAATATATAGATTACATGTAATCAATATAAATTAAAAAAAGTATGGGTAAAAAAGTTATGGGTAATTTATTTTTTCGGTGTGAATATTTTTAAACATTCAGTTCTTAAATCTTCACCTTCTTTAATTTTCTTTTCAGTTAAAGTTCCACCAGTATTATTATTTATTTCATTCATATATAATTGTAACCATTCATCATATTCATTAATATTATAAAATGTTTTCATTCTAACTTTCCATAAAACATCATCAACTTTATTACAATTATGTCGGATTGAATATAATGGATTTTTAATTCTGTAATGAATAATCGCTTTCTTAATCTTATCATATTCGGGATCTAATTTTTTATTTACATTATTATCCCATAATTCATCTAATTCTTCCATCTGTTCTTCATTAATGAAATCTGAACATTCATCTAACATATTATCAACAATTTCTTTATCGTTAAAAATTAATTCTTTTTTAGATTTATCAAGTGAATTAAATGTTTTATGTTTACTAGTATTATCTTTAATCCATTGTGGTATTTTCTTAATAGTTGATTGAGATTGTTTTTTAACCCAATCTTTTAATTCTTTATAAGTCGATGGTATTTCTGGCTCACGGACTTCTTGAACATCTTTATTTTCTCCACCATTTCTTCGTGATGCGAATAGTAAAAGATTATACATGGTTAAATCAGAACCTTTCATTTCAGAAGGGTCTTTTTGTAATCGTTGTTTCCACCGAGATTTCTGCACGGCATTATTGGGGTAAAAGTCATCAAGGAATTGGTTGAGAGTTTCTTGAAGGTTATTCATTTTATTCTATACTAATACATAGATTTTATTTTTTAAGTATTAATATCAGTTCTGAAATAATAATCAGATTAATAAAAAAAATAATTCTCTGTTATAGAAAAATAAAATATGAAACAGAATGTTAAAAAAACATGAAACATAAAAATATCAGTTCTGATATTTATTCTTAATGATGATACAATTATCGGGAGAAACTTGATTCATCTTATGAAGGGCGAAAAAACATGAGCAATACATGAGAAGATCAGAAGCCTTTATTTTATAACAATTGACTTTCATATTATATATTTTATCCATGAAAATCTTATAAGTTGAGATTTGTTTATCGATACTTATATTATTCTTGAAACCATTGATAATTAATTTATGGCTCATATCTTGATATATTTTCTGCACATCGTCGGTGAATAATTTATTCTTGAAAATCCTTTCATCATTGTGATAAAGGTACATTGTATATGATTTCATTTTTAACTATATATATAGATTTTATTTTTAAGTAGTTATGAATTATAGAAAAATTAAGAAAAATCTAATTATTGATAAAAATAGCAAGGGTGGGGGTCACGTTTTAATTTTCTACGTCATAAAACATTTTTATTTTATTT